ACGCTGCTGCGGGTCCTGGCAGGCGACTACTTCGCCGACACGGGCCTGGTGCTGGGCGACAAGGACAGCTACCAGCAGTTGCAGGGCCGCTGGCTGTATGAGTTCGGCGAGTTGGACAGCTTCGGCAAGGCTGAGGTTACGAAGATCAAGTCCTTCATCGCGTCGGTCTGCGACTACTTCCGCGCCAGCTTTGATCGGCGGGCCAGAGAGTACCCGCGGCAGCTGGTGTTCGGCGGCACGACGAACGAGGACCACTATCTCACCGACCCGACCGGCAATCGGCGCTTCTGGCCGGTGCGCGTGACACGGGTGATCGACATCGAGTGGGTGCAGCAGCACCGCGACCAGCTCTTCGCCGAGGCGATGCACCGCTGGCGGACGGGCGCGCGCATGTACCCGACGCCCGACGAGGAGCGCCAGCTCTTCGAGCCGCAGCAGCAGCAGCGCGCAGTTGAGAACGCCATCGAGACGGCGATCGGCCGCTACCTCTACGACAACACAGACGGCCTGCTGATGAGCGAGATCTCGCTCGTCGAGCTGCTGGGGAAGATCGGCATTGGCATCGAGAAGCTCGGGCCGGGCCGCTATCACGAGAAGCAGGCCGCCGCTGCATTGCGGCGCCTGGGATGGACTGAGGGCCGCTCCAGCAAGCCTGGGCGGCCTCGTGTGTACCGCAGGCCCGACTCGGCAGCCGCCAAAGCTGCCAGCGCGCCAGCGGCCGACAAACGCCCGACGCAGGGCGATGACCGAGGGGGCGACGATGACTGCCCGTTCTGACCAGCGATCGCGGGGCGCCGCGGAAAAGGTCGGGGCGGTCTTGCCTGGGCCTATGTAAGCCATCCGCGACCGGGCACGCCCGGATGTCCGTGTGTCCGTGACTTCTCAGTGAGTGCCGGCGCTGCAGAAAGAACTGCAGCCGGTGTTCAGGGCGGAGCCATGTCTACGGCATCCAGGGCCAGCCTACACGGCGCGGCCGGGCGGGCACGCCCGGTCGTGCGGTCGCGCGGGTGAGCGAGTTCACGGTATGCGATTTCACTGAGAGGTGAAGGACAGATGGACAAGAAAGCAAAGCCGAAGAGCAGCTGGGCATTCATGCAGGAGCACATGCCTGGTGTCGTGGCTCGGATCAAGGAGGGGCGCGACAAGGGTGAGGGCGCCCACATCGACCTCTGCTGGCGTCGTGGCGTGGTGAGCCTTGAGCCCGGCTGGTTCTGGGCCTACGAGGCCGGCGTGTCGGTCGGCGTGCCTGGTCCCGAGATGCTGGGCGATGCGCAGGTGCAGGAGCTGCTGAAGCAGTTCCCTGGCCTCAGCATCCTGATGCTGCGGGACAAGGCCGCCATCCCTCAGGAGGGCACCGATGGCAAGGCATGAGTGGGTGAAGTCCAGGCTGGACAACTGGGCGCGATGGCTGACCAGGCGCGAGAGTGGAGCGCTGGGCTTCCCTCGCCAGTCGCCCTTCTGTCGCGAGATCGCGAGCGGCTCAGGCCCTGATGGCCCGGCCATCCCGGTGAACGACATCGACGCCAGCCGCACGCACGACGCGATCGAGGCGCTCAAGCTCAGCCAGTCGCAGCTCTACCTGGTCGTGTACTGCCGCTATGTGGGAGACCCTCGCATGTCGGAGCGTCGGCGTCGGCCGCTGAGCGTGGTCGAGACGGCTCAGGCAATGAGCTGCGCACAGAGCACGGTCTACGCGCACATGAGCCAGGCGCTCAACCATCTGGCCGAGGTCTTCAGCGTCGAGCTGAGGGAGCGGCGCAGTTTTACGGAATAGAGGTTTCTGGCACATTTCGGGCACGCTGTGCAATCAGCCCGACCTGATCACAGCCACGCCTCAGCGACCCATCCCGCTGGGGCGTTTTCTTTTGTGCCATCGCCCACCATGCCGACCTCTGCACCGAAGCCCTGCACCGCATGCGGTGTGCTCGTGAGAGACGGCACGGCCAGGTGCGAGAAGCACAAGGTCAGGCTCGGCCAGTTCGCCGACAGCCGCCGCGGCTCACGTCAGTCGCGTGGCTATGGCGCGCACTGGGACAAGACGCGGCGGCGCATCCTGGCCCGCGACAACGGCATCTGCCAGTGCGACGAGTGCAAGCAGCTCGGCCGCCTGCGCATGGCGACTCAGGTCGACCACCGCATCAACAAGGCGACATGGAAGCGGCTGCACGGCTCGCTCGATGGCGTCGACGACGACAGCAACCTGCAGTCGATCAACGCGGAGTGCCACAAGGCCAAGACCGCGCGCGAGGCCCAGCAAGGACGGGGGGGAGGAAAAGTCTGAACCGACCCCCACACAGGACCGGCCTGGTCCCCAAATTTTTGCGCGCGCAAGTTTCAGGGGTGGGGGGGGTCAGACGTCTGCACAGTGAGGTGATCAAGTGGGTGCTCGTGGGCCAAGTCCGAAGCCGGCCGAGCTGAAGGTGCTCGAAGGCAACCGCGGCCACCGGCCGCTCAACCTCGACCAGATATTCCGGCCTGAGGTCGGCGTGCCCGATTCGCCGAAGTGGCTCATGCCTGGCGCGAAGAAGGCCTGGCGCCGGCTCAGCGTCGAGCTGGTCCGCTACAACCTGATCAGCAAGGTCGACCGCGAAGCTTTCGCGATGCTCTGCCAGACGATCGGCCGTCTGGAGCTGATCGAGCAGTCGCTCATGGCCAAGCAGACCAAGCTGCTGGCCGAGGGCAAGGACCCGGCCGACGCACTCGTCGACGTGACGCCCAACGGGCTGCGCATCCAGTCGGTGAGCTACCAGCTGCTCAACAAGGAGCAAGCCAAGCTGCACGGGATGCTGAAGACCTTCGGCCTTCGGCCTGACGCGCGCGCCTCGGTGACGACGGCCATCCGCGCCCAGCTGCAGCTCTTCGAGGGCGGCGGCGCACCGTCATCGCCCAAGACCGACACGCCACTGGAGCCGCGCGGCTTTGCTGAGTTTGAGTGATGGCAGGACTGACCTACTTCGACCGCGCGCTCTCATACGCGCAGCGGGTGGTCAGTGGCGAGGAAACGGCCGGCCGCTTCGAGCGCCTGGCGTGCCAGCGCTTCCTGCGCGACCTGGAGCGCGAGGGCACCGAGGCCTTTCCCTACGTGCTCGACCGCGCTGCTGGCGGGCGGATCTGCCGCTTCATCGAGCTGCTGCCTCACATCAAGGGCGAGTGGGCCAAGCCGGTCTACATCGACGGCAAGCTGGGCTACGCGAAGCTCAAGCTCGAAGACTGGCAGATCTTCATCGAGCTGCAGCTCTTCGGCTGGAAGCACCGCGACACAGGCCTGCGGCGCTTCCGCCGGTCTTACGAGGAGGTTGCACGCAAGAACGCGAAGAGCACCCGGGCCGCAGCCCGTGAGCTGTACCTGCTGACGGCCGACGGCGAGCCAGGCGCGCACTGCTACAGCGCGGCCACTACCGGCGAGCAGGCGCGCGAGGTCTTCGACGTGGCGCGCCACATGGCGCTGCGCGAGCCTGAGTTCCTGGCGCGCTTCGGCGTCGAGGTCGGCAAGCACGACATCACGATCCCGAGCACTGCGAGCAGCTTCAAGCCGCTGAACGCCGAGGGCTCGACGCTCGACGGCCTGAACATCCACGGCACCGTCGTCGACGAGGTGCACGCTCACAAGACCCGCGCTGTGTGGGACGTGCTCGACTCGGCGACCGGCGCCCGTTCGCAGCCGCTGATCAGCGCGATCACGACGGCGGGCAGCGACCGCTCGGGCATCTGCTATGAGCTGCGCGACTACACGATCAAGGTCTTGGAAGGGACCGTCGACGACGAGACCTGGTTCGGGATCATCTTCACGATCGACGAGGGCGACCTCTGGCACGACCCGAAGGTCTGGCGCAAGGCGAACCCGAACCTGGGCATCAGCGTCAAGGTCGACGACATGGAGGCAGCGTGCCGCAAGGCGCTGGCCCAGCCGTCGGCCGTGGCGAACTTCCTGACCAAGCGGCTGAACGTTTGGATCAGCAGCAGCTCGGCCTGGATGGACATGCAGTCCTGGAAGCACTGCGCGAAGGCGCTGCAGCTGCAGGACTTCTTCGGCGAGCGCTGCTGGATCGGCATGGACCTTGCCGAGAAGCGCGACTTCGCCGCGCTGGTCCTGGTGTTCAAGCGGGGCGAGGACTGGTTCTTCTTCCCGCGGCTCTACCTGAACGAGTCGGCCATCGAGCAGTCGGGCAATGCCCACCTGCAGGGCTGGGCTCGCGCGGGGCACGTCATCGTCACCGACGGCAACGTCACAGACTTCGACGTGATCGCCGACGACCTGCGGCGCTTCTGCACCGAGTTCGACGTGCAGGAGATTCCCTTTGACCCGGCCATGTCGCGCTACTTCGCGACGAAGCTAGTCGAGGAGGGGCTGCCGCTGGTCGAGGTGCGCCAGGCGCCGATGTTCTTCACGCAGCCGCTCATCCACATCGAGAACCTGGTGCTGGAGAAGAAGCTGCACTTCGACGGCAACCCGGTGTTCACCTGGATGATGGGGAACGTCGAGGTCAGCGTCTCGAAGTTCAGCGGGCTCAAGCACCCGACGAAGAGCCGGGACGAAAACAAGATCGATGGTCCCGTGGCCCTGCTCATGGGCCTGGGCCGTGCGATGGAAACGCAGACGAACGACGACCACACCCAGGGCTTCGTCGACCTCAACCAAATGGAAACGACATGACGCAGCTGCTCAACCTGCCAGCGCAGCGACACGGGTCGCGCGTGCTCGCAGACTGGCTCGCCAGTCGCGAGGGCGCACTATCCCGAGTCGGCGTCGCGCCGCAAGCCGCCACGGTCGCGAGCAGCGATCGCGACGGCATGATGGCGCTCTTCGCGCCGGTGATGGCCTCGTCGGGTGTGCCGGTGACCGAGCAGACCGCGATGCAGGTCGGCACGGTCTACGCCTGCCTCTCGAAACTGGCCGGCGCAGTCACCCAGCTGCCGATCCATCAGTACCGCATGGACCTGCAGGGCGAGCGCGAGAAGCTGCAGCCCTCGCCGCTCTGGTGGCTGCTGAACGAGTCGCCGGTCGACAACTGGACCTCGGCCAGCTGGAAAGAGTGGATCGTCCGCTGTGTCTGCCTGCGGGGCGACCAGTTCACGCAGATCCTGCGCAAGGGCAACTCGCCCAACGTCGCCGGCCTGCTGCCCCTGCATCCCGACCAGGTGCAGGTCGACCTGGTAGGCAACCGGCTGCAGTACTACGTGCAGGACCTGCAGTCCGGACGTCTGCACGGCGTCGACCAGGACGACATGCTGCACTTCGCGGGCTTCGGCTTCAACGGCCGGCGCTCGATGTCGGTGATCTCCTACGCGGCCAGGCAGTCGATCGGCAACGCGCTCGCCGCCGCGGACTTCGCCGGCCGCACGCTGGGCGAGGGCGCCATGCCGCAGATCGCGCTGACCTATCCCAACAAGATGGCCCCCGACCAGGCCAAGCTGCTGCGCGAGTCCTTCGTCGCCACCTACGGTGGCAGCGGCGGTCGCAAGCTGCCCCTGATCCTGACCGAGGGCGGCCAGGCGAAGGAGCTGTCGATCAGCCCGGTCGACCTCGAACTGATGGCCATGCGCCGGTTCGAGAAGGCCGACATCTGCGAGGCCTTCGGTGTGCCGCCGATCATCATCGGCGACGCCGAGAAGACCAGCAGCTGGGGCACCGGCATCGAGCAGATCATGCTCGGCTTCATCAGGCTCACGATCAAGCCGCACCTGGTGCGCTGGTCCGAGGAGCTGAACCGCAAGCTCTTCAGGCGGGCCGGCCAGTTCCTCGACTTCGACATCGACGCGCTGCTGGCCGGCGATGCGAAGAGCCAGTCCGAGTACTTCCGCGCGGCGCTCGGCGGTCCCGGCACCGGCCACGGCTGGATGACCGTGAACGAGGTCCGCCGACTCAAGAACCTGCCGCCGATCGAAGGCGGCAACGAGCTGTTCAAGGCGCAGCCCAAGGCTGCATCCGGCAACTCCAACACCGAAGGCACCAAGCCATGAAGCACCACAAGCTGCTCCAGCTGATCAAGGACAACGCCCAGCAGCGCGCTGAAGGCACGCCGAGCATCCGCACCGAGCTGACCGACAGCGAGGCCCACCTCTACGTCTTCGATGTCATCGACGCCTGGTGGGGCGCGAACGCGGCCGACCTGGTCACGGCCCTGGCCGAGGCTGGCGACCGCACCGTGCACCTGCACATCAACTCGCCGGGCGGTGACGTCTTCGAGGCGCGCGCCATGGCCTCGGCCCTGGTGGCTCACTCGGGCGACGTGATCAGCCACATCGACGGCCTGGCCGCCAGCGCTGCCACCTACCTGGCCCTGGCCGGCAGCTCGGTGCGCATGACCGAGGGCGGCCTCTTCATGGTTCATAACTCGTGGACCATGGCCTGGGGCAACAAGTCCGAGCTGCGCGACACGGCCAACCTGCTGGAGAAAGTCGACGCGACGATCGCGGCCGACTACGCGCGCAAGACCGGCGCGACGCTCGACCAGGTCGTGGCCTGGATGGACGCCGAGACCTGGTTCACCTCGGCCGAGGCGCTCGACGCGAAGTTCATCGACGCCGTCGACCCCAACACGAAGCGCAGCGACAACAAGGCCAGCGACAGCGCCCAGGCGCTGGCTGCTCGGTGGAACCTCAGCGCGTACAGCAACGCGCCGAAGCTGCAGCCGCCTGCGAACGATCCCGGCCTCGATGGCCTGCTGAACCAGAAGCTCCAGGCGAACCGCAACCGCCTGCGAATGCTCACCCGAGTCTGACGCGCTCACGCGCCAGTGCTGGCCGCCCAGGGGCAACCCGGGCGGCCTATTTCTTTGTCCGCTCATCCCACACGAAAGGATCACCATGAGCATCCAAGCCCTGCGTGAGCGCCTCGCCGCTCTGAAGAAGGAAGCCAATCACCTGCTGGCCGAGAAGGGCAGCCAGGTCTGGTCGAAGGACGACCAGACCAAGTTCGACAGCCTGATGGACGAGGCCGAGCGCGTCGAGAAGCAGCTCAACGCCCACCAGCGCATGCTGGACGCCGACGCCGAGAACAACTTCAGGGACGCCGAGCGCACCGAGAAGGGTGCCAAGAAGAACGAGCTGCAGCGGGGCCTCGACATCTTCCTGCGCAAGAGCGCTCGGGAAATGTCTGCCGAGGAAGCCATGCTGGTGCGCAACACCATGAGCACCACGACCGGCTCTGAAGGCGGCTTCACCGTCCAGACGCAAGTCGCCAAGGAGCTGATCGACCTCCTGAAGAGCTACGGCTTCATGCGTCGGGTCGCGGAGTCGTTCACCTCGTCGAAGGGTTCCGACCTGTCCTATCCGACCAGCGACGGCACGTCAGAAATCGGCGAGCTGGTGGCGCAGAACACGAACGCTGCGAATGCTGACATCGTCTTCGGCACCCGCGCGCTGAACACCTACAAGTTCGGCTCCAAGGTGATCGCGGTCCCGATCGAGCTGCTGCAGGACAGCGAGATCGACATCCAGGCGCTGGTGTATCGCCGCTGCCGCGACCGTATCGGCCGCGCACAGAACCAGTACTTCACAACCGGCACGGGTACTGCCCAGCCTTTCGGTCTGTCGGTCGCCGCTGGCGTCGGCAAGGTCGGCACCACCGGCCAGACGACGAGCATCATCTACGACGACCTCGTGGACATTGTCGACTCGCTCGACGCTGCCTACCTCGACAACCCGGCCTCCACCCCGTCGATGCCTGGCATTGAGCCCGGCTGGATGTTCAGCCAGACGCTGCGCCGAGGGATCCGCAAGATCAAGGACACGGCCGGCCGTCCGATCTGGACGCCGAGCTACGACGAGGGCCTCAGCTCGGCCACACCGGATCGCCTGCTGGGTTACCCGGTCTACATCAACAACGACATGCCCACGCCCGCGGCGAACGCCAAGAGCCTGGCCTTCGGCAACCTGCACCGCTACATGATCCGCGACGCTCTGGAGGTGCAGCTGTTCCGCTTCGACGACTCGGCCTACATCAGCAAGGGCCAGGTCGGCTTCCTCGCCTGGGCTCGTGCCGGCGGCAACCTGATGGACATCAACTCCGTCAAGCTGTACCAGCACAGCGCCACCTGATCAACCGCAGCCATCGGTTGTCTCCACGGGCGCCGCAAGGCGCCTTTGCACGCGGCCAGGTTCACCCCCTGGCCGCGTGTTCTTTTTTGTCTCACGCGCCGTGCAGACGTCTGCACGCCGCCTACTAGGAGCACGCAATGGACGAGCAAAGCCAAGACCAAACCCAGCAGCCGCCGGCATCGGCCCCCAAAGGAACGAAGGTGCGCGTGCTGGTGGACTGCCAGCACGGCAAACCGAACGACGTCATCACGCTGCCGGCCGATGAAGCCAAGGCTGCCGAGAAGGCCGGCCTGGTCGACACCTCGAAGCCGGCCGTCGCCTACGCCGAAGCCCAGGCTCGCAAGGCCGCCGGCGCCGACGACCAGGTACTGAGCTGAGGCTGCCATGGCCCTGAAGCTGCTCATGGCACCCACGGTGCCCTGCGTCACGCTGGCCGATGCGAAGCTGCACTGCCGCGTCGATGTCCCGGACGACGACGCGCTGATCACCCAGCTGGTCGACGCGGCGACGCAGGACGCCGAGCACCTGATGCAGCGGGCCATCATGCCCCAGCAGTGGCAGCTGACGCTCGATGCCTTCCCCTCCTGCATCGAGCTGCAGCGGCCGATCGTCACAGCCATCAACTCGGTCAAGTACGTCGCCTCGGCGACTGGCACGCTCACCACGCTGGCCGGGACCGAGTACCTGGCTGACCTGGACAGCGAGCTGGTCGGCCGGGTGACACCGGCCTACGGCAAGAGCTGGCCCGACACCCGGGTCCAGCTCGGCGCCGTGCAGGTCGTCTTCACCTGCGGCTGGCCCGATGCCAACTCGGTGCCCGCTGTCATCAAGCGCTGGATCTGCCTGCGGGTCGGCGCCCTCTACGAAAACCGCGAGGCCTGGACCCTCGGCAAGGCGATCGAACGCAACGAGTTCGTCGACCAGCTGCTGGACCGCTATCGCATCTTCACCGTCTGACACCATGCCTGCTGGAGATCTCGACCGCCGCGTCAAGCTCGACGCGCCCGCCGTCGCGCGCGACACCGACTTCGGCTCGGAGGTCACGACCTGGAACACGGTCGCGACCGTCTGGGCCAAGCTGATGGAGCGCATGGCCAGCGAGGGCGTCGAGGCCGATCAGCGCGTGATGACTCGCCAGATCACGATCCGCATCCGGTACCGCGCGGACGTGCTCACGACCTGGCGCGTGGTGCTCGGCACTCGCCGCTTTCGTGTCAACGGCACGCTGGAGGTCGGGCGGCGCGAGTACCTGCACCTGCTCTGCGAGGAGACCAGCGATGCTTAACGTCAAGCTGAAGGGCTTCGCCGAGCTGGAGAAGGCGCTCAACGAGCTGCCCGAGAAGATCGAGCGCAACATCGTGCGCAGCGCCCTGCGCCAGGCGGCGAAGGTTATCGAGGCCGAGGCGAAGCGCCAGGTGCCGGTACGCAGCGGCAAGCTGCGCGACAGCATCCGCGTCAGCGTCAAGCTGAAGAACGGCAGGCCGCTGGCCACGATCACGGCCGGCGGCTCGAAGAAGGGCCAGCCCTTCTATGCGCACTTCGTCGAGTTCGGCGCCGCGGCTCACGTCATCAAGGCCAAGCGCGGCAAGGCGCTGGCCATCGGTGGCGGCACGGTCGAGCGCGTCGATCACCCGGGCGCCCGCAAGCGCCCCTTCATGCGGCCCGCGCTCGATGTCGCAGCGCGGTCTGCCGTCCAGGCTTTCGGCGAGCAGGTCAAGCGCCGGCTCACGAAGGAAGGCATCGACACGCCAGACGTCGACGTCGAGGACCAGCAGGAGTAAGCCATGCGTGCCGAGAAAGCCATCCGCGCCCTGTTGATGCAGGCCAGCGCGGTGACGACGCTCGTCGGTGATCGCTGCTACCCGGGGCAGCTGCCTCAGGGATGCGCGCTGCCGGCGCTCGTCGTCGAACACATCAGCACGGTCGACAAGCCGACCCTCGACGCTGCAGCGGCCTTCGGCCTGGTGCAGTCCCGCATCCAGGTCACCGCCTTGGCGTCGAGCTACCCGCAACAAAAGACCCTGGCCGACGCGGTGATCACCGCCTGTCGGTATCAGCGAGGCGTGATCGCTGGCGTACGCGTGATCAGCGTCGTGCGCGAGCTGGTCGGGCCTGACCTGCGAGACGACGACCGCAGCGTCTTCTACCAGTCCGTCGACTTCCTCGTCACCTTCCAGGAACCGTAAAGGAGCCCACCATGCCCGCCGCCTCCGGCCTTTTCAAACAAGTTGCCTACAAGTTCAATCCCGGCGCCTACGGCGCGCTGCCTGGCCAGGCCTCTGGCCAGCTGCTGCGCCGCGTGCAGAGCACGGTCGATCTCAGCAAGGACACCTACGCCTCGAACGAGAAACGCCCGGACTTCCAGATCGCGGACTTCCGCCACGGCGTGCGTCGTGTCTCCGGCAAGATCAGTGGCGAACTGAGCTGCAAGACCTACGCGGATTTCTTTGCCCAGGCACTGAAGCGCGACTTCACTGCAGGCGCGTCTGCCGCTGGCGTTTCAGTGACCATTGCGGGCACGGGCCCGTACACCATTACCCGCGCCGCAGGCAACTTCCTCACAGACGGCTTCAAGGTGGGGGATGGCATTCGCCTGTCGGTCGGCGCGCTCAACGTTGCGAACATCAACAAGAACCTCTTCATCGTCAGCCTGACCGCGACGGTCGCAACCGTGATCACGATGAACGGCTCAGCTCTGGCGGCCGAAGGTCCTGTGACTGGCTGCACGATTGCAGTGCAGGGGAAGAAGACGTTCATCCCGACGAGCGGCCATACCGACAAGGACTTCGCGATCGAGCACTGGTATGCCGACCTCGGGCAGTCCGAACTGTTCCTCGGCTGCAAGATCGACAAGCTGGGCATCGCACTGCCGCCTACCGGCATGGCGACCATCGACATGGACGTCATGGGTCAGGACCTGGCCGAGACCGCAGCCAAGCGCGGCGGCATCGCCACGACGGCGCAGTACTTCACCACGCCGACGGCGATCACCTCGACCGGCGCGATGGCCGCGGTGAATGGCGTCTGCCGCATCGGCGGCCAGCCGGTGGCCTCGCTCACGGGCCTGCAGTTTGAGATCGACCCGACCTTCAGCGGCGACGCTGTCGTCGGCTCGAACATCGTGCCCCAGCTGTTTGCTGGCCCGGTCAAGGTCACGGGCCAGCTGACCGCCTACTTCGACAGCGTCGCCTTGCGCGACGCCTTTATCAACGAGACCGAAGTTGACCTGCTGTCGGCCTTCACGGCAGACAACACCGCCACGTCGGACTTCCTCGCCATGGCCTTTCCCCGCATCAAGGTGGGCGGCGCTGCGAAGAGCGATGACGACGGCGGCCTCATCCAGACGCTGCCCTTCCAGGCGCTGCTGAACGTCAACGGCGGCGCGGGCACCTCGACCGAGAAGACGACCTTCTCGATCCAGGACACCCAGGCCTGACCCTTTCCCTGGTGCAGACGTCTGCACCGGATTCCTGAGCACCGACCCGGGCCGGCTCGCCATCCTCGCAGGTGGCGGCTGGTCTGGTCACGGGCATTTCCTTTCTACCTGCGAGACCTTGACCATGAATCAATCCCAAGACATGAACACCGCGGCACCGCTGAACGCCGCGACCCAGCTGATCGCTGTCGGCTTCAACACCATCCTGCCTTATGACGACGTGGCCTCCGCCTGGCTGCAGCTGCGCGACCCCAAGACGGGTGTGCTGTTGCCGATGCATCTGGAGCTGATGGGCCCAGAGCACCCGGCCCGCAAGCAGGCGGCGTTCCAGCAGACGCGCCGCATGCGCGAGGGGATGCTGAAGACGGGCAAGCCCTCGTTCGAGGACCCGGAAGCGGAGGATTCGACCGAGCCCGAGCGTGTGGCCGACCTGGTGCTGAACTGGAAGATCGATCTCCCCGCCGCCCCGGTCTTCTCCCGCAACCAGCTGGCGGTGCTGTTCCGCACCAAGCGCTGGGTGTTGACCCAGGTGAAGGTGGCGCTGGATGAGCGCGACCGTTTTATTCAGCGCTCCGACGGGAACTGATCGAGGCTGCGGAGCGCGAAATGCAGCTGGCCCAGCGCCAAGGCGATGGGGCCACGCTGCGGGAGCATCTGCAGCGCCTGGCCAGGAACACGGGGCGCGTCGACCCGCGCTTGCGCGGTAGCGTGCCCACGGCCGCCGAGAACGTCTGGCAGCTGTACACGGCGCTGGGCATACAGCGTCGCAGCGGCATGGGCATACACCCCCTGACGTTCTCTGACATCGAGGCGTGGTGTCGCCTCTACGGCGTCCAGCTCAACCCGTGGGAGCTGGACACGATCCTCGAACTTGACGCCGCCTCTCTTCGCATGGCCGCCCGCGCCCAGCGCCAGGCAGCTGCAGCAACCTCCAAGACCTGACGATCATGAACATCGGCGGACTCACCATCGAGATGGCGGCTGACCTGGCGCGACTGCGCCAGGACATGGACGACGCCAAGCGCTCGGTGGGCAGCGCCATGGCCGACATCCAGAAGGCCGTGGACATTGCGAAGACCGCCTTCGTGGCCCTGGCTGGCATTGGCAGCGTCGCCGCCTTCGCCGGCATGATCAAGGGCTCAATCGACGCCACGGCGGCGATGCATGACCTGTCGATCCAGACGGGGGCGAGTGTTGCTGCGCTGGGCGCCTTCAAGTCCGTCGGCTCGTACACCGATACGAGCGCCGAGTCGATCGCGGGCGCGATGAACAAGCTCGCCAAGAACATGGCGATGGCGGACGAGGACAGCAAAGGCGCCGCAATTGCGATCAAGGCGCTCGGGCTGAACTTCGACGATTTCAAGAAGCTCAAGCCCGAGGACCAAATGCTCGTCGCCGCCAAGGCGATGAACCAGTTCGAGGATGGCGCCGACAAGACGGCCGCCTCCATGCTGCTGTTTGGCAAGGAGGGCGCGAAGCTGCTGCCATTCCTCAAGGACCTGGGCGACGAGGCCGACACGATCTCGGCCAAGCTCACCGACCAGGAGAAGGCCCTCAAGGCAAACCAGGCCGCGATGGCTGACGCCTTCGGCGACAACCTCACGAAGATCCGCAAGGACTCCGAGGCCTGGAAGAAGGACATCGCGACCGGGATGATCCCGGCGCTGTATGAGGCCAGCCAGGCCTTCATCGACGTCGCCAATGGCGCCGGCGGTGTGAAGGAGTACATCAGCAAGCTGGCCAAGGACGGCACGATCACCGAGTGGGCGCGCATGGGCGTCACGGCGATCACCTACATCGCCGACGCCTTCCAGGTGACCTGGCGCATCCTGGAGACCATCGGCAAATCCATCGGCCTGTTCTTTGCGCGCTTGGCGACAGAGATCGAAGCCGTCGGCGACGCTGCGAAGAAGGCCGCCTCGGGCGACTTCTCGGGCGCGGTCGATACGCTGAAGCACGGCTTCCAGCAAAGCGAGCAGATGGCGATTGACTTCAGGGAGGAGACCCTGAAGGCCTTCAGCGAGACCACGTGGGGCGCCAAGATGCGCGACAGGATGGCCGAGCTGAAGGGCGTCGCCCTCACGGGCTCCGAAGCGAAGGACAAGCTTGGCAATCTGAAGGACATCGTCGACCAGACGAAGGCGTCCCAGGACGCGGCAGCCAAGGCGGCCAAGGAGCATGAGGCCGAGCTGAAGAAGCAGCAGCAGGCCATTGAGGCCGCCACCAAGGCCGGCGCCGACTTCATCGCCACGCTCGAAAAGAAGCGTGCGGCGCTGAAGTTGGAACTGGACCTGGGCCGCAAGCTCTCCGACGCGGAGAAGGAGCAGATCGACCTCGACGACAAGCTCAAGAACGGCAAGATCCTGCTGGACCCGCTGATGCGCACCTATGGGCAGCAGCTGGTCGATCAGAACCGCCAGTTGGAGCTGAACGTCAGGTGGCAGGAGGAATCACGCAAGCAGAACGAGCAGGCTGCTGAGACCCTGTCCAAGCACACCGACACGCTGGCTCAGCAGATCGAGAAGCAGGAAGAGGCCAATCAAGCGATCGGCAAGAGTAGCGAGCAGCTGGCGTGGCTGGAGGTGGTGCGCCTGCAGGAGCTGGCCGTCTCGAAGGAGCGCACGGCCGCGCTGATGGACGAGGTCGACTGGTCTGGCAAGACCGGCGACGAGTACCGCAAACAGGCCCAGGAGCTGCGCAAGCTCGCCGAGCTGAAGGCCGACGGCATCCACCTCAAGGCCGCACAGGAGTCGGCGGAAGAGTGGAAGAAGACGACCGACAGCGTCTATGGTGGGTTGACCGATGCGCTGATGCGCGCCTTCGAATCCGGGAAGGGGTTCGCTGACGCCTTCAAGTCCACGCTGATGAACGCCTTCCGCACGATGGTGCTTCAGCCCGTCATCAAGGCGATCATCCAGCCAATCGGCGACTCGATCGGCTCCATCTTCGGTGCTGGTGGCTCGGGGAACAGCATCCTCGGTGGCATGGGCGGCGGCGGCGGTCTGGGTGGCCTGGGCAATCTGGGTGGCCTTGGATCGGTGCTTGGCTCCTTCGGCTCCGGCTTCTCCGGGGGCTGGCAGCTCGGCAACGCTGGTCTGTCCAGCGGCTGGGATGCGTTCAGCAGCGGCTGGACTGGCCTGGTCGAGGGCAACGGGGTCTCCAGCAGTCTCGGGCAGATGCTCGGCTCCGGGGCGAACATGCTGGGCACTGTTGGTGGGTACTTCAATGCCTTCAACGCTGCGAAGGACGGCAAGTGGGGGTCTGCGATCGGCTCTGGCGTCGGGACCTTCTTCGGAGGACCGGTCGGCGGAGCCATTGGCAACGCGATCGGTGGCTTCGTCGACAAGGCCTTTGGCGGTGACGGGCATGACTTCTACGGGGCCGATTACGTGGCCACCTCGACCGGCGGCTATCGGCCGCGTGAGTACGAGGTCGGTGATCGGCAGTACGGGTGGTCCATCACGGGGGCGCGAAGCGACAACCTGGAGCAAGCCCTCAAGGGCATGACGGATGTCAGTCTGGCTTCACTGAACGGCCTTTCCAAACTGTTTGGTGGCGCAGACAACTTCAAGCTGGGAACCTACTTCTCCAGCAACGAGACCACGCGCAATAGCCAAGGCAACATCCGGCTTTGGCAGGGCGGTAATGTCCTTAGCGAGCTGTCGAGCCAGCGGTACGCCACCGACCCCAAGAAGGGCTTCGAGGAGTACTCGCAGGATGTTGTTGCGGCCGTCAAGTCGGCCATGCAGTCCATCCAGCTGCCGGAATGGGCGCGCAAGCAAATCGACGCGCTGGGCACCGGCGCGACCGTTGATCAGCTCGCCAAGGCGGTTCAAGCCATCGAGCAGACCAAGGCCGCACTTCTGGGCATGGGGACTGCCTTTGCTCCGCTGGGGGGCGTGTTCGCGAGGATCGGCAGCCTTAGCGACGACGCGAAGTTGCAGCTCGCGGGCTTCGCTGGTGGCATCGACGCGCTGATCGCCAAGACCCGCAGCTATGTGGACTCCTACTACAGCGATGGCGAGAAGAATGCGATCTCCGCGGCTTCGATCAGGAAGCAGCTGGATGCTGCAGGAATCACCGCCAATCTGGGCAGCAAGGAGGACTTCCGTGCGCTGGTCGACAGCCTGGGGGACAAGCTGGACACCGAGGCTGGGCGGAAGCAGCTCGCAGCGCTGCTGGACCTGAACCAGGCCTTTGCACCTGTCGGTGAGTACCTGAAGCAGCAAGGCCTCACGCTGAACGACCTGGCCGCCCAGGCGCCCCAGGTCGCGGCACTTCAGTCGATGGCCGAGCAGCAAGCCTCCTCGCAGCAGGCCCAGCTCGACGCAACGCAGCAGCTCAACTCCAGCGTGGTGAGCATTGGCGAGCAGATCACGGCTGGTCTGATCCGCCTGGGCTCATCGCTGGCTGAGCGGCTGCAGGCGGTCGAGGCAGCGGTCAACAGCAACGCGAGGTCCATCAGCGAAAGCCTCTTGGAAGCGAACGCATGAGCATCAGCAATGCGCAGTACTCGGCCTGGCTGGCCGCCGACAACAAGGAGCGGGTGATCCTGGTCGAGGTCGACGCCTACTCGTCGGGCTCGACCGTCACCCGCTACTTGAGCGACCGCGGCTTCACGTCCAGGCCGACCGACACGCCGGCAAACACTGCCTACGATGACATCGTCCTGGCGGTGCCCGGCATCCGGTCAGCCATGGCGGACGCGCTGAGGGGCCGCAGTCTGGTGAGCTTCGGCGACCTGGACGTCGACAACTCGGCCGGCGTGCGCGACAGCTGGCTGCTCGACGCCTGGGATGGTCGGCCCCTGCGGCTGTACCTGGGCGACGCGAGCTGGCCGAAGGCGGACTTCCGCCTGGTCTTCTCGGGGGTCGCGGCCGACATCCAGGCGCGCGACAACGCGACGCTCACGCTGAAGCTGCGCGACCGACAGTACCTGCTGGACGTGCCGCTGCAGACGAACCTGGTTACAGGCACGGGCAGCGCGAAAGACCAGCGGCTGCCGGTCTGCTACGGCGAGGTCAAGATGATCGAGCCCGTGCTGATCGACAGCGCGCTGCGCAAGTACGCGGTGCACGATGGCCAGATCCAGAGCGTCGATGCGGTCTACCAAGACGGCGTCGCAATCGGGACCTACACCGCCGACCTGACGGCCGGCACCATCACGCTGACCGCGGCACTGACGGGCCGGATCACGGCGGACGTGAAGGGCAGCAAGACGGGCGGCACCTACGTCAACAAGACGGCCGACATCGCGCAGCGCATCGTGCAGGAGCGCGCCGGCTGGTCCACGTCGGACATTGACGCGGCCAGCGTGACGCAGCTCAACACCGACGCGCCAGGCGCGGTCGGCATCTATGTGACCCAGGACCAGGCCACGGTCCTGTCGACGCTCGACGCGCTGATCACCGGCGCCGGCGGCTACTACGCGATCGGCCGCGACGGGAAGCTGACCATGGGCCTGTTCAAGGCACCGGCCGGCACTCCCGTGGTGACGATCGGCGACGACGACGTCGAGCAGGGCCGGGTCGAGCTGACGAAGCGGATCGTGCCGCTCAAGTCGGTGCGCGTCGGGTATGCGCGCTACTACACGACGATCGACAGCGGCGCCGCGTCGAGTCTCAACGAGGCGCAGCGCCAACGCCTTGGCGACGACTACCTCGTCGCCAAGGCGACGACATCGCTCACGGGCTTCCTGCTGGCCGTCGACGGCGACCTGCAGGGCTCGTGCTACGTCAACCAATCGGACGCAAGCACCGAGGCCACCAGGCGCGCAGCGCTGTGGGGCCAGCTGCGCCGGATCTTCCGCATCAGCGGCTTCCTGGCCGCGCAGCAGGTCAAGCTCGGCGACGTCGTCGCCCTCGACCTGTCGCGCTATGGCCTGGCCGGCGGTGTGCTGGCCACGGTCGTGGGCCTGCGCGAGTCCATCACCGGCGGCAGCGTCGAACTGGAGGTTTTCCTGTGAGCATCCGCATCGTCACCTCGAACGTGAGCGACGCGGCCACGCTGACCAGCTCGGACTTCACCGCAGGCCTGCCAGTCTCGAACCTGCAGTTGGAGGGCCGCGCGCGCGTGGCCAGGACCGTGAACGCCACCGGCACCAAGACGGTCAGCGGCGACCTGGCCGGCGTCTCGATGCTGGCGGCCTGCGTGCTCTACAACCACAACCTCACGAGCCAGGCCACCTGGCGCCTGCGGCTGTGGGATGCAGTCGGCCAGTCCGGCAACCTGGTCTACGACAGCAACACGGCCAGCGCGCTGCCGGCCCTGGGGTGGGGCGAGTTTCAGTGGGGCGCTGTGCCCTGGGGCGCCTCGGTCTTCACCGGCTGGGGCACGGCCTTCTCGGTGCTCTGGTTCCCCGCAGTGCTGGCCCGCAGCTTCCGGTTGGAGATCACCGACGCCGCGAACTCCGACGGCTTCCTGCAGGCGAAGCGCCTTCTGCTGGGGCCGTACTTCGAGCCGCTGGTCAACGTGGACTACGGGCTGCAGCTGTACTGGGAGGACAACTCAGTGCAGCGCCGCACGCAGGGCGGCTCGCTTCGTACAGACGTCCGCACTCGGTACCGCGTGCTGCGCGCCCAGCTCGGCCACCTGACCGACAGTGAGCGCGCGGTTGCGGTCGACACCTTGCGCCAGATCGGGCTGCGCACCGAGACCTTCGTAAGCGTGTTCCCAGGCGCCGGCGGGGCGCAGGAGCGCGACTACAGCATGCTGGGGAAGTTCACCAGCATGCCTCAGTTCAGCAACGGAGAGCCCAGCAGCCACCAGGCGCAGCTCTCCTTCGAGGAGGTATGACATGGCCGACTTCAGCGGCTTTCTGATCAACCTGGGGAACACCAACTACCCCACGATCTACAACGCCTTCGTCGCGGCCATGCAGCCCTACGCGACGGAGATCGAAAACGGCCGGCAGGGCCAGGCCTCGCTGGCGGCGAACTTCGGTCGCTACATCCTTGCCAGCCAGGGCTTGACGGCCAACCTGAACGCCAACGGCCTGCGAATTGAGAACTTGGGGGCGCCGAATGCAGGAACCGACGCTGTCAACAAGACGTATGCAGACAACCTGGCGTTCTCGTCGACGCTGCCGAGCCAAGCAGGCAATGCAGGCCTTGTGCCGAGAACGGACGGGACGGCGACTGCTTGGGATAACTGGTTCGGTACGCCTGTGGCGTTGACATCCGCAACGACCCTTGTGAGTCGAACCGCCTACCACCTCGACTCGGCGGGCGGCGCATTCAGCGCCAACTTGCCTCCGGCCAGCGCCAAGGCGTGGGTGATCGTGCGGGATGTTGGCCGCGTATCGGCAAGCAAGCCGCTAACGCTTGTACCGAATGGCACGGATAAGGTCTACGGATCAACACAAAACTACGTCATGAACGTGAACGGCGAAACGCTGATTCTCGTCGTTGACCCCCTGAAAGGCTGGGTGCGAGGATGACTGTGCAGAGCTCTGACTTCGGCGGATCTCCCTATAAGTTGGGGGATGTGCGACCGCTGCCGCTGTATAGCCGGCTGGGCTACTTTACCGAGGACGGCCAGGAGTGGCTGAGAACTGGCTTGCTGCGTGCCAACACGGGCAATGCCTATGCTGAATTGGTCGCCGCGGCTCCTGGCTATGGTGTCAACTACAACGTGCCGGCCGATCGCGTGGGCAACTTCGGCGTTATCGCTGTTAATGGTTCGCTCATCTATTCGCGTGTCGTGCTGTATCGCACGACGGCCGGTCGCTACCTTCTCGCGCCGCCCCCCTCTGACGCCGGCTCGAACATGGTGGCGAGATCCAGCCCGGACCTCACCACGGCGGGCACCAGCGTTGCTTTGTCCACAACGGCCTGCACCGGGCACTGCCTTCACAACGGGATCGTGCTGTTCTGCACCACCGACGGCACCGCAAGTACGGGTCTCAAGAACTTCGATACGGTGATTGGTAGTGGCACTGGTTACACCGCCCAGAGCTATGCAGGCGTGGCCAGCAACGGGACGAACCTGGCCGTGGCCATCGCGCGAGGCGTCTCCTCGAACGTTGCGAACTGCATCCAAACTTCGACAGACGGTGGTTCGTGGGTGCCGCGCGCCGGGTCCAATGGAGCCCTCCAGAACATGGTCGGCATCCACTACGCGCCGCATCCGGGCAAGTTCTTCAAATGGGGTGGTTCAAGCGCCGACGCGAATGCCATCGCCATCCTGTCGGCGGCTGACCGCTACACGGACACGCTGGCCTTGTCGGCCGACGTCAACTACAAGGGGCAGATCAGCACCGTCTATGGTGGCATGCAGCACGGCGCCGCGAGTACGCCGACTGCGACCCTGATTCCAGTGCAGCGTGTCAGCGATTCGATGTATGGGTGGCTGAAGACGACGAACGGAACCACCTGGACGTTTGTGTCGCCCCACCTTGATCCAGCGGGCTCGCGGGTGGCGCACGCAGTTACCGCCCTCTTTGACCTGCAGTACGACGCGCAGCGGAGTCGCCTGGTTGCCTTTGCTGCCACGCCTGCTAACAGCGGTGACTGCCCGGCGTACTACTTCAGCACTGACGACGGAGCCACTTGGCAGGGGTCGCCTGGCTTCGATGATGCAGACCCTGCCGTCACGAAGTTCCTCGGCTTCAGCTACGCGGGTTCGCAGGATGTGGCTCACGTGGGACTGAACTCAGGTGCTCCTTACCTGTATTCGTACCCGGCCGCGAAGTTTGGAACCACGCCCAGCTATGTGGGCACCATTTCGACCCACTTCGTTGACTCCGCTGCAGCGAAGGTGGCCTACAGCATTCGCATCAAGTGAGAGGCATCATGCCTGACGTAATTGCAGCACCTCAAAGCATCGGAACGCGGCTCACAAAGCGAGCGTTCTGGAGTCGCTTCCCGATTCCCAATGAGCGCGCCATGCGTGCTGTCATTGCGCAGGGGGCCCCCGCACTGCTTGCGGGGATGTTCTCCCAGCTGCAGGCTCGCGTTGACTCCAGCCCGTGGGTTGAGGTTGACCTGCGGCAGCTGCATGACGCGCTCGCTGAGATCAGCTCGCTGTCCGTGCCGGAAACCATCACGATCGACGGGGTGACCCTGCCGCTTCGGCTCACACCCGGTCAGGTCGCCCGCATTCTCTCGGCGCCTGCGGAGGACGAGGTATATCGGGGAGTGTCGTCATGAAAGTCATCTTCTGTCGCAAGCGCACGCTGGGCTCCTGGCTGATCCGCGCCTTCACCTGGTCACCCTGGTCGCACCTGGTGATCGTCGAGGACCACGAGCATGTGATCGACTCGACCTTCGCCCATGGTGGCGTGCGACGTCGCCGGCTGCTCGACATCGTCGAGGAGTACTCGGTCGTCGAGGAGATCGAGGTCCCGCTCGTCGACGAGCAGGCCGCGCTCGACTTCGTGCGAGCCCAGCTGGGCAAGCCCTACGACTGGACCGCGATCTTCGGCTTCCTCTTGCGCCGCGACTGGGCCGAGCCTGACGCCTGGTTCTGCAACGAGCTGGCCGAGGCCGCCTTCATCGTCGGCGGCCGTCGGCGCTTCCGCGACGAAATCTCGCGCATCACGCCGCGCGAGTCCTGGATGGTCTGCAGCTAGACCCGACCAGCACCGCCACCAGGCCCGCCCGGCACGCCGCGGCGGGCCTCTCTTCATCTGCGCAACAAGGGGGACGCAGTGACCGCAGACCAGAAGCCCGTGCAGACGCCTGCACAGCTGAGCACCGAAGACCGCCTGGCCGCCATCGAGGTGCGCCTCGATCGCGGCAGTGACCGCATGGATCGCATCGAGCGGACGCTGAACGAGAACACCGACGCGACGCTCGAAGTCCGCGACCTGATCAATACGGTCAAGGGCGGCTTCAAGGTCCTGGGCTGGTTCGGCGTCGCCGCGAAGTGGATCGGCAGCCTGGCCACGGCCGGCGCTGCGATCTACGGCTTCATCTACGCGATCACCCACCACGGCCAGCTCCCCAAGTGAGCAGGCCACCGACAGGAGTACACCGTGAAACTGAGAACCCGCCACACCTTCCTGCTGGGCGGCAGCGTCGCGCTGCTTGCCGTGCTGCTGGCCACCGATCCCGACAAGGGCGTGACGACCGGCCTGCTGGTAATGAGCATCGCTGTCGGCCTCCTGGCCGTGCTGTTCGCGCACCTGGCGCGCAAGGCCTTGCACGACTACCCCGAGGCCGACATGCAGCGCCTCTTCCGCAAGGCGGCCGAGCATCCGATCGGTGCCGGCCTGGCGCTCGTGGCGCTGGCTCTCGTGAGTAGCGCGCTGCTGGGGCTCTTCGGTCGAGCCGCTCATGCCCAGGGCATTCCGTCTCAGGCCCAGCCCCTGCTGCCCGTCCTGCAGGCTGAGATCCAGTCGGCCTGGCCAGGCCACCCTCAGCCTGCCTACTTCGGCGGGCTGGTTGAGCACGAGACGGCCTGCCCCAGGCCCAGCCAGTGCTGGAAGCCCACCGCACAGCTGAAGACGGCGCGAGAGGAAGGCGCAGGCCTCGGCCAGCTCACGCGCGCCTGGTCGCCTGATGGGCGGTTGCGCTTCGACGCCCTGCAGGAGATGCGCGCCGCGCACCCGAGCTTGGCCGAGCTGGACTGGGCCACGATCTACCAGCGGCCGGATCTGCAGCTTCGAGCGCTGGTCCTGAAGTCGCGCACCGACTGGCGCGCCATTGGGCCGGCCGCCCGCGTCGAGTTCGTCGACCTGGCCTACAACGCCGGGCGAGGCCGCGTCACGCAGGACAGGCGAGCGTGCGCCATGACAAGCGGGTGTGACCCGGCCCAGTGGGTGGGTCACGTCGAGCGCACCTGCACGGCAAGCCGGGCGCCGATCTACGGCACCCGGTCAGCCTGTGACATCAGCCGGCACCACGTCGCTGACGTGATGGAGCGCGCCAAGCGCTACGAGGGCCTGCTGTGACCCGGGCCCTCGCTCTCGCCGTGGCAGTGATGCTGGCGCTTTTCGGCTGGCAGTGGCACCGCGCTGGCGCGGCCGAGGCTCGTGCTGCCCTCATTGCTGGGCAGCTCAGTGCCGAGCGCGCGGCTCGCGAGCAGGAAAGCAACGCGCGGCAGGAGGAGTCCCGCCGCACCCATCGAATTCAGGAGGCACTTGATGCCGAACACCTTGCCCGAGAAGCTGCCGCTGCTGACCTTCGCCGCGCTGACGCTGCAGCTGTCGGCCTGCGCGAGCGTGCCCGCCAGCTCGCCGACGCCGCACGTTGTCCCGCCTCAGGTCCCGCCTCTGCCGCTGGCGGCCCGGCAGCCGATTCGCCCGCCGATCTGCTCGCCGAGCTGTCCCGCAGGCTTGACCAAGCTGCGGGCGAGCTTGCTGACTTCGCTGAACGCAGCTCCATCGCCGGCCAGCTCTGCCAGCAGTCCTACGAGGCCCTGACGTATTGACGTCTTAGCTAGAGGGCCTGCACAGGGGCCGACCTGCCTGCCTCGTTACTGAACCTCGAAGAGCTTTGCCAGCTCGGCAATAGGGGACATCGGCTGGGCGCGGAGCGCTTCGGGCTTCAGCTCCAGCCACTTCCCCAGCTGCTTTGACATAAAGCGGCCACTCTTAAATGTCCAGCCACTGCCTGCCGGCGCAAACGTCGCCTGTATACGGAACTCGTCAATGGGCGTGACTGGATTCTGGGCAGCTTCATCGGGCGTTGCGGCAGGGCTGGAGCCAGCCAGCTTAGCTTTGAGCTCGACCATGGCCAGCACCGGCTCGATCAGCGAATCCGTCCGCTTCACGTCGACTACCGCCGGGTCGACCAGCGTCCACTCAATCCGAGTGAAGCCCCCCGACTTGCCTTGTCGCACCTGCGCGCGGGCTGGCGTGAACGATTCCACCACAGCTCTTGCATTGCGTTCAAAGCGCAATGCGTTCTCACGGTCAGCGCCCTGTGCGCTGGCAACCGCGGCCCCTGAGATCAGTGCCGCGGCGATCGCGCGGCGGATGTTGTCAACCATGACTTCGTCCCCCTGCTGAAAAAAACGGGGCGACCGTCCAAGGTGCGGTAACACCTGGGACGACCACCAAACCCACAGATCGAGCCTGTGAGCCCAGCCAAGGCCCCGCCACCTCCCGGGAGGCGGGCCAAGTGTAACCACCTGGACCCTCACACCATGGCAATCAAGGAATCGAAGAAGGTAATCATCGGGGGCGCGACCCTCTATCACGGCGACAGCCTGGCCATCCTGCAGCAGCTTGAAGAGCCAGTGGATGCGCTGATCACCGATCCGCCCTACAGCAGCGGCGGAATGGTGCGGGGCGACCGCACAAACCAAACAACGGCGACGAAGTACGTGCAGAGCGGCACGGCCTTGGACGCCGAGCACAATGTCGACTTCTTCGGCGACAACCGAGACGCCAGAAGCTGGGGCTACTGGATGACGCTCTGGTTGACGCTGGCCCAGGAGAAGGTCAAGCCGGGCGGCTACGTGATGTGCTTCACCGACTGGCGCCAGCTCCCCATGCTGACGGATGTCATGCAGGCCGGCGGCTTTGTCTGGCGTGGCGTCGTCGCGTGGGACAAGACCGAGGCAAGCCGCGCGCCTCACACGGGCTACTTCCGCCACCAGTGCGAGTACGTCGTCTGGGGCAGCAATGGGCCGCTTTCTGCGAGCGCGCATGGCGGGCCGTGGCCTGGCCTTGTGCGTGAGCGGGTGGACCATCGGTCAAAGCTGCACATGACGGGTAAGCCGGTGCAGCTCATGGGTGAGCTGGTCAAATGTGTGCCGCCGGGTGGCGTCATCCTGGACCCGTTCATGGGAAGCGCGAGCACCGGCGTCGCAGCGCTTCAGCTGGGCTACCGCTTCATCGGCATCGAGAAGTCGGCGCACTACTTCGACGTCTCATGCAAGCGCCTGCAGAATGAGGTCGGCGGCTTGTTCATGGACCAGGCCCAGCAGTCACTCGTCTGA